CTGTTGATTGGTACGATCAACAAACCCTCGGTCTTACAAATACTACAATTTACTGGAAGTCAATCGCACCAAAACCAGTCTCTAACGTCTATACAACTAATAGAGGAGGAGAAGGTGATGGTATCCACGTTGTAGTTGTTGATGATCTTGGAACAATTACTGGAACTCAAGGTTCACTTCTTGAGAAGCATGTAAGTCTTTCTAAAGCAAAAGACGCAATCTCTAATGTCAATTCTCCACAGAAGATTTGGTACGAAGGATACGTCGCAGACTTCTCAGAATATGTTTATGCTGGAAGCAATCCATCTTCAGAGGAAGATGCTTATCACGGAACAGTTCCTGTAGCAACTGGATTCTCAACCAACTTCACAGCAGTAACAACTGGTGCTGGTCTCTGGGGTTCAGACGCACAAGATACCACATATTCCGCAATTGGTAACGTATCTTATACTCTTGGCGGTGGTGTTGATTACTCTGCCAATAAGGGTATGACAGCAACTCTTGGCAATTTGATCACTTCTTATGGTAAGTTCTCAAACAGAGATGAAGTTGAGGTAGATTACTTAATCATGGGCCCTGGACTTACAAACGAGTTTGATTCACAAGCAAAAGCAAATTATCTTCTCTCTCTCGCAGGAGAAAGAAAGGATTGTGTTGCTGTAATCGGACCACATAGAGCTAATCTGGTTGGACTTACCAACACGACAACTCAAACAGATAATTTGGTTAATTACTTTAGCACTCTGTCAAGTTCTTCTTATGGAGTATTTGATAGTGGTTATAAGTACACTTATGATCGCTTCAATAATAAGTTCCGTTACATTCCAACCAACGCTGACGTTGCTGGTTTGATGACAAGAACTGGAATTGTTGCCTATCCTTGGTTCTCACCTGCTGGTCAGCAGAGAGGTGTTATCAACAATGCAGTAAAACTTGCTTATAATCCAAGTAAGGCTCAAAGAGATCGTCTTTATCAGGCAAGAGTCAACCCAGTTGTAACTCAACCTGGAGTTGGAACAATTCTCTTTGGCGATAAAACTGCTCTTGGTTACGCATCTGCCTTTGATAGAATTAATGTTCGCCGCTTGTTCCTCACTGTTGAGCAAGCACTTCAAAGAGCAGCAGAAGCACAACTCTTTGAACTCAATGATGAGTTAACAAGAGCAAACTTCAAGAACATTGTAGAACCATATCTCCGCGATGTTCAGGCCAAGAGAGGACTTTATGGATTCCTGGTTGTTTGTGATTCCACAAATAACACTCCTGACGTTATTGATAATAATGAGTTCAGGGCAGATATCTTCCTGAAACCAACGAAGTCCATCAACTACGTCACACTCACGTTCGTAGCAACGAGAACTGGCGTAAGTTTTGAAGAAGTCGCTGGTCGCGCTTGATCCACCTATAGAATAAATACCACAAGGAGGAATTAAAAAATGGCACACACAATTCAGGACTTCAAATCAACACTCACCGGGGGCGGTGCCCGCCCCAATCTATTTGAGGTTGTTTTAACGGGAGAATTTCCTGGAGCAGGAGAAGCGGGTTACGACGCAGACAATTTTTCAATTCTCTGTAAAGCAGCTCAACTTCCAGCATCAAACATTGCTTCAATCGACGTTCCTTTTAGAGGAAGAGTCTTTAAAGTTGCTGGAGATCGCACATTTGATACCTGGACGGTTACCGTAATTAACGATACTGATTTCAGAATTCGTAGTGCGATGGAAAATTGGATGCAGACCATCGGTCAATATGCTGATGGTTCTGGCGCTACCGATCCAGCAGATTATCAAGTTGATGCTGTTGTTAAACAGTTTACCAGGGCTGCCTCAGCACTTGGTAACGTTGATGGTGCTGGTTTAGAAGTCGCTAAGCAGTACAAGTTTTACAGCATTTTCCCAACTAATATTTCTGCTATTGATCTTTCATATGATTCTTCAGATACAATTGAAGAATTTACAGTTGAGTTCCAAGTTCAATACTGGTCTCCACTGACGGGTGAAAACTGATCTACTAAATAATAGAGATTAGTTAGACAATTAATAATGTCAAAATTATTTGGGTTCTCAATTGAGAACAATGAACCACTATCACCAAGTACAGTTTCCCCCGTTCCTCAAAATAATGAGGACGGGGTTGACCACTACTTGACTAGTGGTTTTTTTGGTTCATATGTTGACATCGAGGGTGTATATAGAACTGAGTTTGATTTAATCAAACGATACCGCGAAATGGCACTTCATCCAGAATGTGATAGTGCTATTGAAGACATTGTAAATGAAGCTATTGTTTCAGATACAAATGATAGTCCTGTAGAAATTGAACTCTCAAATCTTAATGCCAGTGATGGAATTAAGAAAAAAATTCGCCAAGAGTTTAAGCACATTTTAAATCTTTTAGATTTTGATAAGAAAGCTCACGAAATTTACAGAAATTGGTATATTGACGGAAGACTTTATTATCACAAAGTAATTGATTTAAAAAATCCACAGGATGGAATTCAAGAACTTCGTTACATTGACGCAATGAAAATGCGTTATGTAAGACAGCAAAAGAAAAAAGACGATGATAAATTCCGTCTTGCTAATATAAACTCAGACAATCCAATGGAATATGAGTTTCCAGAGATTGAAGAGTATTTTGTATACAATCCAAAAGCAGTATATCCAACAGGAAATCCTAGTTCCATGACCGGTGGTCAAAGTGGAATTAAGATGACCAGAGATTCTGTTACTTATTGTACGTCTGGTCTTGTAGATAGAAATAAGGGTTCTGTTCTTTCATATCTCCATAAAGCAATTAAATCACTCAATCAACTTAGAATGATTGAGGATTCTCTGGTTATCTATCGTTTAAGTAGAGCACCAGAACGTAGAATTTTCTATATTGATGTTGGCAATCTACCCAAGGTAAAGGCAGAACAATATCTTCGTGATGTTATGATGAGATATCGTAACAAATTGGTTTACGACGCATCCACTGGAGAGATCCGCGATGATAAAAAATTCATGTCAATGCTTGAGGATTTTTGGTTACCTAGACGAGAGGGAGGACGTGGTACTGAAATTTCTACTCTTCCAGGAGGACAAAACCTTGGAGAAATCACGGACATTGAGTATTTTAAGAAAAAGTTATACAGGTCACTCAACGTCCCGCCGTCTCGCATGGATGGCGAAGGTGGATTTAATCTTGGCAGATCCTCAGAGATTCTCAGAGACGAACTGAAGTTTACTAAGTTTGTAGGTCGGTTAAGAAAAAGATTCTCAGCAATGTTTAATGATATGCTGAGAACTCAATTGCTCCTCAAGAATATCATTACTCCAGAAGATTGGGAAATCATGAGTGAGCATATTCAATATGATTTCCTTTATGATAATCATTTCTCAGAACTGAAGGACTCCGAACTCCTCAATGAGAGATTAAACAGTCTTCAGGCTGCAGAACCATATATTGGTAAGTATTATTCTCAGGATTATGTTCGTCGTAAGATTCTGCGTCAAACAGATGAAGAAATTTTGGAGCAAGATGCTCTGATTAAAAAGGAGATTCAGCAAGGAATTATTCCTGATCCAAATGCTCCAGTTGATCCAGAATCTGGTATGCCTATGGATTCAACTTCAAGTATGGATTTAGGTCAACCACAAATGGAACCAGAAATTGACGGAGCTCCAGCAGAAGCTCCAGAAATTCCTAACGGTGGCGAGATATAAATATCCATAGTCACATATTGATTAATTAAAATGGAAGAACTTTTGGACATGATTGCGACTGACGAGTCGCCAGCTGATATCAGCGATAAAATTAAAGAACTTCTCTTTGCCAAATCCGCAGAGCGTGTCGATGCTTTTCGTCCCGTAGCAGCAAATTCTATGTTCGGTGACAATACCGAACTGGAAGATATTTCTCCAGAAGGCGAAGAATAAATAAATAACTAGTAAATGAACTATAAAGAATAATGGCTTTAAATCCAGTTGGTATTTGTACATCCATAACCACATCTACGTCAGCTTCAGCATCTACTGTTTTCACTCATCAAAGTGCTTATCTTAGAGTTGTTGCTGTAGGTGCTGATGCACACGTTGCAATTGGAACAAATCCAACTGCGACTCCGGCAAATTTTTATGTCGCTCAGGGAGAACCTGAAGTAATTGCTATTCATAGACCATCTTCACAACAAGTTGTTGGTGTAACAACTGGTTCAACAACAACTATTGATTTCCCAGAAGGAACTGGATCTCCATTTGCTGTTGGCGACGCAGTTTCACTATCAGTAACTGGAAATTCCAATTGGAATTTTACAAATAAAATTGTTCTGAGCGTTAATACTACTTCTGGCGTTAATGGTTATTTTGGCACCAGAATTGTAGTTGATAATGACTCATCCTCAGGTGCACCAAATGTAACTAGAGATGGACTTGGAACATATGCTGAATTGAGAGGTGTATTTAAAGTTTCTGCTTTAGGAACTGGATCAGGAAAACTCTATTTACAGCAAGTACAAACAGGAGGATCTGTAGGATGAAATTAA